TGTGTATACCGTGGTATTGCATTATTGATGCCTACTCTTCTGCATAATTTCTTGTAATTCAGGATCACTTTCACACAGTTGCTCTAAGAAACTGTTGTACCAGTTCACCTTCCCATGATTCATCTCTGGCGTATCCTTATCGTTAATACGCAACAAGTATTTAAGCTGGTTGCCAATCAGGTATCCAGAGAACTGCTCAGGTGTAAGCACCGAGCGAATAATGTCAATGACTTCCTGTCCGTTAGCTTTTTGATAGTGTGAGGGATTGTACCACTCATCCCGGCTGTCCATTCTAGACATCATTGAACTCCTTCTGTTGGCGCAAACAATAACTCAACCTGCTCATCAGAAAGGTTCTCTAGCATTTCGTGGGTGTCTTCATGGATGATTGTATCAATATCGAAGTCTCCTACCTCTAAGGCAGTATCTCCAATTTCTAAGACTTGATCCGGATATTTTTTTACTGAGATTGTTAGTCCTGCAACCAATGCGATCACGGTCATGATTGCTTCAAAGCGGTCTTCAGAAACCTTACCTTCTAGATCAACTGGAGGGTCCATGTTGAAGCCGTAGGAAAATTGGATATTGTTGTTATCATCAACTGATAACTTAATAAACGCTTCATCTTTTTTTACTTCTAGTTTCATTGAACCAATCCTCTGGTATTAGTTTATCTGCGTAGACAAAGCCATGTTTATCGCACCAATCTGCGTACGATGTTTTAGATCCTTTTCTGATCTTAGCTCTAGAATTAGAGAAGACAAACCGTATGTCAAAGTCTGTCTGCTCCTGTATCCACAGGTGTTTCTTGCGGTCCTCTAGGGTGAACCTGCCCTTTGTTTCAACCACAATACCATTAGGCAGGACAAAATCAGGAGTATACGTTCGATCAGTAGCGGGTTGTGTAAAACTAATTCTTGAAGATGGATCTTCATATTTAACACGCAGTCCCCGCTTTTTGATTTGATCTGCAACAGTTTTCTCCAAGCCTGATTTGTACCCATATTTCCTAGCCGCCTTACTGAACGTCATTGTACACCGTGTAATATTTCCAAGGCTTAGTCTTTGCTTGACTTGCAGTCGATTCTCGGAATTGTAGGTTAGGCCAACAGGTATGCTTAAATTCGCAGAACTCACAAGTACGACAGATGTGACGATTGCCTGTAGGGACTCGACGGTAGGTTTCTTCTACATCATCAAAACATCGGGTAAACTCAGAAGCATCAGAAGTAATTAGATCGTATGTATCCTTGATCGATCCTAGCACATCCTTACGCCTTTCATATGAGTCATCCGCCTCAACGAACTTCCATTCCCCAGTCACCTTGTTAATGGCAATCCATCCGCCAAAAGGTTTCCCGGTTGCTTCTGAGTACCCGAATCCTTGAGCTACGTAGCCAAAGGTATCATCCGATGCCAACGTATCAAAATCCTTAAACTTATTCTGGAAGGAGTAGGGGCTTGTTGATTTAACGTCCCAAACTTTTCCATCGATAATTAAATCGAACTCACCATCAATCTTACGCTCATCTAATTGAAGTGAACATTTACCACTGGCTTCTTCAATGGAGACACCTGCCGCCTTCATGACAAAGACAGAGATAACTTCAAGGGCATCGCCCATGAGCATCTTCATGATGAAGTCGTAGGGTTTCTTTTCTTGCTCATCAGGATGATGCTTCTGCATCCACAACTGACAAGAGGGCCTACCGACATTTGACATGCGAATGCCAAAGTCTCTGCGTGTCTCTACAAACTGTTTACGTAAAGCTTGCTTAAAACTTTCGCCAGCTTCTTCAATTAATTCATCATAGTTAATGTCAAGAGGCGACTCATTGGTCGCCTTCTTGAGGAAAGTCTTAACTAGAATTTCATTTCTGTTAGGAGCTTTCATTGATTACCCTTCTGCGACAATATCTACCAGTTCGGCTTCTTTGGAATCCTTTGTCGCTCCACGGATCGACTCATCGTACTTACGGCGTACTTCGTTGTTCACTCCATGCACCAGAGTAAGAATGTGCTTGATGATCTCTCCATCTTCTAAAGATAACTCGACAGTCTCTTTAAAATCAGGATTGAAGTGGGAGGTGAAGTATGTGACACCACCATTCTTCTTTCTTTCTGTAAACAAAGTCGAATTGACATTTGTAAATGGAACGCCCTGTGAATTTGATGGATCAATCACTTCCTTCGTAAAGTTAAGGAAAGAAGCACCCTTCACTCGGAACAGACAAGGAGTCGGAGGGATCTCCATTTCTTCACCTGTTGCAGTCGTTCCTGTGTAGCTAACGACACCGTAAAGGTAACGAAAACAGGTAATACCTGTGTACTTCTTTTTCTCTGCATCTGGCAATGCATGAAACTCTTTACCGACAGGACGGCCACAACGCAGAGACCCGGTCTCGTCAATTGACTCAGCTTTATAGTCCCCAGTCATTGTGATCACGGTACGGTTGATGACAGCCTGCTGATCAGAGTCGTAGTGCAGGTACTGCATGAAGTCTCCCAATGCGCGGAAGTTGACTTCTTTCGCATAGACGACTGGAATATCTTCGCCCTGAATAAAGAACACACCTTTCTTCAATTCATTGCCATCATCATCTTCTTCCTGATGATTGATACGTAATAAAGGAAACAAGTCAGTCGTCTCTTCCGATTTGTTCTGCTCTTGGGAGGGGCCTGCCATCAAAGCCGCTAATTGATTCACATCCAAGTCTTGGACATTTGCTGGTAAATTATTCATAAATTACACTTCCTTCTAGCCAATTGGGACCACTCTTTATTTCAATATCGAGCGGTATAGACATCTCGTAATCATACCGATACTTTAGTTCCCGGTCAACATTTTCCATTGCACTTGCAAGTATTTCTACAAGTTCTTTTTCTTCACCGGGATACACATCGATAACGATACTGTCGTGTACAGTCAGTACACATAATGATTTCATCTGTCGATCTTTCATCTTTTTATCGACACGTATACATGCTAACGGAACAATATCTGCAGTCGCAAATGATTGAACCGGGTAGTTCACAATCTGTGTAGCATAGGTCACTCTCCCTGAACTTTGTCGTTCAACATTCTGCCACCGGAGTTGCCTCCCGGATGGCAACGTAACGGTCCCATCTTTAAGGACCTGATTCTTGAGTTGGGTGTGCCATGCAGACAACCCGGAGTAAATATCGAAATATTGATTAAAATAATTCCGAATGTGTTCGGGTTCTCCGGCCCCACTGCCACCGTATAAAGGAGCGAATGTGTAAGCCTTGGCCTGCTGTCGTTCATCCTTAGTTACCTCTTCAGGAGACTTCATATTAATAATGGAAGCAGTTTGTTTATGGACATCTTTTCCAGTTTGAATATCTTCAAAGATCTGAGCATCCTTAGACAACTCCCCGGCAACCCGGAATTCAAGTCCTGAAAAGTCGGCTTCCATAATTGTACCGCCATCAAATCGAGAGACCACACATTTACGTACCGGGAAAGTTCCCCCCCGTGGTTGATTCTGGAAGTTAGGATCAGAAGAAGATAAGCGGCCTGTTGCAGTGCGACATTGGTTAAAAGTCGTATGAAGTAGCCCAGAAGCTCTTGTATTGCGCTGTATGCCCTTAACGAATGAAGTTAAGTAGGTAGATACTGCATTTAGCCTCTGCATCGATTCTAGGAAGGTTACGGCGTTCTGGTTGTTATTTGACCTTGCTTGGCTCAATAGACGACTGATGACATCCTTAGATGTGACAAAGCCATTCGCTGAGGTATCCATTACAGTTGAAGGCTTCAAATTAAAGCCTGCAAGGTCTGGTAGCTCAGTGTGCTTTACGCCAATTCCTTTGCACGTTGGGCACTTGGTCGCCTTCTTAAATGAGGTGCCGTCTTTCTTTGTCTTAAAGAAACTTCCCTGACCGTTGCAGTCATCACAAACACTTGACCAAGTTTTGTACACTGGGGTTGTCATACGGTCGATTGCTCGTCGGAACTCTTGAGGAGTTAAGCGTGGACGGAACAACGGTTTGCCCTGTGCATTCAAGCCAATATTAAATGTTTCCTTCCACTCGTTCTTATCGATAACTTTACGTGAATAGATAATCTCTGAGAGTTGGGCGGGGCTGTTCAGGTTAATGATACTATCGCCCATAACATTCTGGCATATAGACTGCATAGTTTGCTGTAGTTGTTTTTGTTCTTCTAGATATTGTTCCTCAATGGCAGACAGCACATCGCTATCAATGCGGATACCATTTGTTTCCATTTCTAAAAGAACGTGGAGCATTTGATTCATCATATCGACAGTGGGAAGTAATCCCTTACTGTCCTCTTCTTGATACTCTTTTATCTGTGCTAAAAATAATTCTGCACAAGAGACGCAATCAGACCGCCCGTATTCATCGACATTCTCCATTGACATGGCCTCATAGCCAATCCCTTTACTGAATGATTCTTCGACAAGCTCTGACTTCTTGAGATGAACTTTACGTCTCTTGGCACTCTCGGCTAATGACATGCTCATTTTTTGACCACGTGCCAGTACGTATTCCCCAATCATTGTGCAGTAATATTGTTTACCTTCGATCTTGAAGTTCGACTGGCGTAACCAATGAAGGTCGTACTTGAGATTGTGCCCTACCAAAACATCTGCGGAATCAATTAAGTTCTGGATCAACTGAAAGCCTTGCTCCCCGGAAAAGTCGGGAGGCAGATCATTATGTGCAAAGAATTCGTAGGTCACATCTTTAGGCAAAAGATTATCGTGGGCAAAACATGCGCCGACAGAAACTAAATAATTCTCTTCATTAAATGGACTGCCATCGATGCGCCCAGTACCATCTCGTTGGACCGTATTCTCTACGTCCACTACAAGATAACGTCTCCCGTTAATCAACATATCTAGATATCCTTGGTTCAATTAAACAAACGATGGTCCCATGCCATCCAGTAATTTTATTCTTCCCAACTGTTAAGTGTCGAGTGTAATCTGGTTCTTCATCCATGCCCACTGCATGGCATCCTATTCCTATAATTAAATCAGCTTCCGCGAATTTACCTGTCTTGCTACCTTCCATCTCTGAAGGATTGAGGATAGTTTTCCCTTGGGCTTCGGCAGATGCCTGACTGATGGCAATAAGTGCGAGACTGTGTCGCTTTGCAATCTCTCTAGCCTGTGTGTAGATTTCACGTAACTTCTCATCCGTTCGTTGGAACAGCCCGTTAACTTGAACTTTATCCAACTGATCGATAACAAGAACGTCTGGCTTATGCCTCTCACAATATGCGTCAACTTCATCCATTGATACTCCCTGTGCGTCAAACATATTAACCCTATCTTTTATCTTCATCCACTCTTCGCGGGTGAACTGTGGGTCATCTTCGATCTCTTGCTTGCTCATCCCTGTCCATGCAGAGATGGCTCTGAGCATTGACCGCTTGGCAGGTTCCTCGTTGACCATCGTGTGGACTGAGGCACCCTGATCAGCAAATCCACCGGGACCATAGCATAAAGAGATGTGACTAGCAGTCTTTCCAGTTTCGGGTCTTGCAAATAGAATGCATAGTTCACCTGCCCCGATTCCGGGTACCTTGTTCTTTAAGGACCTTAAATTAAACAACCAACGATTATCATCTGAAGTATCTTGTAACAACACATCTATATCCGTAGTGCAATGAGTTATCTGTTCCTGATACGCAACGGTATCCCCTACATCTTCAATCAACTTCTTTAAGGGAAGTATATCTTTAATTTCTCCAGCTTCCATCAACAAACCAATACGTGCTATCTGCTTACCAACTTTCTGTTTGTAAGTTTCTGCCAATACTTGTTCTGCAACTTCGGGAGTTAAAGATTTTGTGTTAGAAGATATTTCCCTCAAAAGAATCTTAACATTCTCCCTTTTGACTGTCGGGAGTGTAGGATTCCTTGCATCGTACAATGCTTCAATATCTTGGAGAGTTAGATCTCCTTCAAAGCGTTCGTGAGCATCGATTACAGTATTAAAAAGAGGCTTCAGGTCTGACCCATCAAACAGGGATGGATAGATTCTGTGCTTATTGTTTCTGTAAAATTCTTTATTAAGAAGTAACTGTAAGAGTTCTTTCTTCATTTGTTTTCCTTTAATACCAACCCATCGCTCGGCCAAAGCCGAACACGTTAATGCATACGAAATAGGATGTCAGTAACAAGACCCACGCCGCACCTCTTCGATAGCTAGCATACACTTGTGCAACGACTCCAACAAAAGAAACTGGATAAACAACTCGCATATCCGGGGCGTTTGCATGGATTGCTAGGTACATACTGGCCGCTACTGTGAACACAAAGCCTACCAGTTCAAGCCAGAAAGCTTTGCGATCACTCCTGTAACTGTTTACCCAGAACTCAGCGATCTTGTTCATTCCTGTGGATCAATCTTATAAACGGGAATAACAAATCCAGTATTCTGAAAGTTATCATCTGCATAGTCACGTGCTTCTGTAACAGAAGTAAACGGACCAAATGTTTCAGAAGCTAAAGGGCTATCGTCACCACTGACCGTTTCAGTTGTTGGCACGATGTTTAACCAGAATTTACTTTCATCGCATCGAAATATCATTGCATGTCTTGGATCACTCATGTCTCACTCCTGTGGGTCACTGCCGGGGTACACATACTCCGGAGT